TGCTTCTTTTAATTCAGATGGAATGTCTACTTCATTATCAATAAGCATCTGAGTATCAATAGTGCCCCAGTACTCTAGTACTTCAAAACGATCAATGCCATGCTCTGGTGCATAGTCAGATAGATCATCTTCCCAGTATTCTTTAGTATAGTTCTCACCCATAGCAATGGCTTCTTCAATAACTTTGCTACGGAAGAAGGGACGTTTTCTCAAAGCACGAAGTTGTGTACGAGAAAGTTTGTGACGTTCAATTACATATTGTGCATCATCCATATTAGCTGCGTCTGGATCTGGATAAAAATTCCACACAGATACATGTGAAACTTGCGGTACAGTCTTAACAGTCGGATTATATGTTCCATCATCATCCCAATTCGGGTACTCTTTATCAACAGCAAATGGGCCTTTCATAACGCCAGTGCCAAATAAAGCCATTTCAAATGCTGTGCTACGTAGATGTTTATTAGCACTAGACTCTTCAAGTTGATCGTGTATCTTTTTCTGCATCTTCTTAGCAGCAACCATAGCTGGGCTAAAGGTAATTGCAGTAGGAGATTTACCTACACCTTCTCTGAGTCCTTTAATGCCATCTAGTACTTTACTAAGTGGCCCTAAGCTTTCTGCTAGGCTTCTACCTGTAGCACCTGCAGGAAGTTTCTTACCGTCTTCTCTGTAGCCATATGGACTTACTTCTTCTTCCCTGTCTACCAATTCTTTAGGCATCTTAGGATCAAAGTGTACGTCAGCAATAACACCATCTGGTAGTTCAGTAGGATCAATTGTAATTGGGAATGCGTTGTTAGCAAATAGTACGTCAACAATCTGCCCATAGGCAGCTAGTGTTTTAGTCTTAGTTACTTTAATGAATACTCGTGACTTCTCAGCTTCAGTGAATTGTACATCTGAGCTATACAAACCACGATAGTTACGGTATGCCCGTAGCCAGCGTTGCTCATCCTGTTTACGATAGTCTTCAGCCTTCTGATACTTTTCCATAATAAATGGAATGATTTTACTTTCCGCTGAGTCTGAACCTGTAGAATCCGCTGTGTCGGCAAGACCTACAGCTTTATCTTCAAGGAAAGTTTTTTCGTTGTCTGCCATTTATTTTATCCTTAGTACCCAAATGTTGCATCTGCTACACGCATCCCACGGTGAGGTCCACCATTAGGATCATAATCAAATATACTAAACCTTGGTCTGGACATTATACCGTAACGCAAAGCATCATACAAGTGGTCTTCTGAAGTAGTGTCGATGTCTTCAGGATTTCTTTTATCAATAGGTAGAGCAGGTAGTTGTGAAATAATGTTTGTACATGAATTAAAGAATACTAGTCTAGCTTCTTCTGTGTACTCGTCTATCTGTAGTCTTCTGTGAACTTCGTTCTTACCTGCGACACGAGAACCTTTACTACGATCTGAAGGTCGCCATCTGCAGCCACGATGAATCATTTGCTCAGCAAGGCTAGGACCAGTATCCCCACGTTTATGCCACAAAGAACTATCCAGCACACCGTATTTAATATTCCCATCGCCAGCCTCAAGTCCAATGATCATGTCTGCCAAATCAGTGGCAAGTACTTTAGATACATATAATTCCCTGTAGACAATAAGCTGCTCGGATGGACTAACAGCGAACCAAACCACACCAGACTTACTGCCATATCCATAGTCACAAGCCCGAAACTTAACCCAATTGTGGGGAATATCGAAAGGCTCAATAACGTGTGTTCTACGGTCAAACTCCGTGAAAGCAGCACCTTCCTTGATATCCCAATCGCCATCTAGTAACTGCCTTCTCTGTTGTTCTGGCAAGGATAGAAGCATAGCCTCATAGTCACCTTGTGCCGCAAGATATGGATTATCACTTAGTCGTGCAGGAATGAATCTACGTTTGAATAGTGGCTTCCCAGCTTTAGCGTGACCAGCGGGGTAGCGTAAAGTTTCCATAGTTTCAATGTCAGTAGCATCAAAGGATTTGTTAGGTGCAGCAGGGTCAATGAACATCTTCTTAACCCAGTGATGTCCTCTACCACCTGGGTTGGTAGTAGCTCTCATGTAGACAGGTAGGTCGGGTGCAGTGGACCGTAGACGAGATCTCATATAGTTCCAAGCGAAGGGGGTTGGCCATTGAGTTAACTCGTCAAAGCCTATCCAACTAAAAGCTAGACCTTGGTAACGCAGAACGTCATCTTCCTTATCTAGGTAGGACATCCATAGCCTTGCACCAGAGGGCGCAGTCCACTGCATCTTTCTCTCTGACCACTTAATCCCAGGCCAGATCTTAGGGAACATCTCCTGTGACTTAAAGATAAGCTCACGTAATTCCTCAGTAGTGTGACGTAGTAGTAGGCCACTGAAGTCAGGATGCCCCATAAATCTCAAAGGGTCGGCAAGCATGGCGTAGGATTTACCACCACCAGCACTGCCACCGTATAGTACTTCACGTTCACCTGCAGCTAGGAACTCAGTCTGTGGACCTAAGTTAGGCTTAAAGATGATATTGTGAATCTGTTCAATGTGCTCGACTGCAGTACTGTCGATAATTGAAATAGGCTCAGGTAGAGGTTGTTTCAGTGTCTTCTTTATTGCTGCTTGCGCCGATACTTTTGGCTTCGATTTCTGCCGCCTTGCTGAGCGCCTTTTGGGCATAGCTTGCCCATCTGCGTAAGCTTGTAACTTTGTTTTTTCTTCTTCGCTCATTCTTCAATCGTTTCATTAAACCCACATGGGATATGGTTCTACCCGTATGCTTAGTCAGCCAGTTGGCTACTTCACGGTACGAGTATTGTTTTAGATAGTTCTTAGCCATCTCAAGTTTATCTAGCTCGTCAGCAATCGGTAGTAAGATGCCTTCGTCTTCAGGATCAACTTCATATCCAAAGGGTATTGTACGTGAAACTCTGGGAATTGCAACCCATATATTATTTTCTTTTATATCTGTGAACTGTGGGAGTTTAAATTCTCCTACTGAACTATTCCTCGTCATCTTCATCCAGAGTGTAGTCAACAGGGTTTTTCATTGGCATTAACATAACACCACCCTTAGCTTCAACTTGTAGTTTCTCTGTCTTAACTAGACCAGTACGATCTAGCAATTCTTTAGCTGCAGCCATCTTATCACGGATACCTAGCTCTGTAGGGTCGAACAAGCCTCCTACAAGGGCGTAAGCAGCTTTGGGTGCATTCCTAGCCATAAATGACTGAGTGGCCTCTAGCACCTCTTCCTTGAGCCCGTTGACGATTTCGGTGGTACTAGAGGAGTCAGCATAACCTGCAAGCTTCTTAGCCATGACTACATCACCGTTTGCATGATCAAACAGTGCGTTTAAGAATGCTTGTTGTTTTTCTGTTAATACTCGTTGTGCCATATTGTTTTATACTTTCTTTAACCAGCCGAAGATTTTATTAGTCTGTTGTGTGCGATCATCAAGGCCATGAGTACCACCGTTAACACGTTTAGTAATACGTAGGATAGTATCTACGTTGACACCTTCATCTGCAATACTCATTAGACCATTCTTTTCAAAGAACCACAGTGCAGTTTCAAATGCTAGTTCACGTTCAAGTAAGGAAGGATCAGTTAGAACATCAGGGAGATTCATGTCATGAGCAAAAGCTTTATGGTTATCATAGCCTGTTAATTGTAAAAAACCTCTGCCAATATAGAGAGAGGCCATTTGTTTTGAGGTGTTTCCCATTCTGCCAAAGTAGACATTCTCAGCTAGGGCTTTAGGATTACGTGCAAATGGTGCTGCATCTTCTACAGACTTAAAGCGACTAGGCCATACCTTG